ATGCAATCAAAAACGCTACAATAACAGCATTCAACACAGTAACAAAATTCCTTTCTGATACATGGAATGGTATTAAATTGATTACGAGTATCGTAGTTAATGCAATGGTTGAAGATGTAAGAAATCAGTGGAATCAATTCAAGAGCATGACAACCACAGCTTTTAATGCTATCAAGTCCTTTTTTAGTTCGGTCTGGGACGGCATAAAAAGCATTGTAAGTACAGTCGTGAATGCAATTGTAACCAATGTAAATCAACAATGGAATGATCTAAAAAGCTTAACTTCCACGATATTTAACGGAATTAAAAGTTTCTTCTCAACAGTCTGGGACGGGATTAAATCTATTTTTACCACAGTGACAAGTGCAATTTTCAACTCAGTTAAACAAAGTTGGGAAAATACAAAAGCTAATACAACTACTGTTTTTAATGCAGTGAAATCCTTCTTAACAAACGTATGGAATGGAATTAAGAGTGTAGTTAATGGTGCTGCCAGTGCAGTTTTTAATTATGTTAAAGGTCAATGGAATTCACTTAAATCAAGTACTACCAACATTTTTAATGATATTAAGTCGTTCTTAACTAGGGTATGGAATTCGATTAAATCATTCATTGAAAATACCGTTACAGCTATTTTCAATAGGGTTAACACAACTTGGAACAATATTAAGAGCGCCACTACCTCCATTTTCAATGGAATTAAAAGTTTCTTAATTTCATTGTGGGATAACATAAAATCTCGTATTACTACCGCAGCTAACAACATTAAAAGTGGTGTGGTGAATGCCTGGAATGCTGTAAAGTCCCAAACTACAAATATTTTCAATAACATCAAATCCAAAGTAACGGGGATCTTTGATGATATCGTGTCAGCTGCTAAGAAGTTACCCGGTCGTATAGGTGATGGAATTAAAGCAATGGCTGGGAAAGTAAAGTCTGGTGTAGATGCTATTGGTAAAAAGCTAGCTGGCGGACTTGAATCGGTAGTCAACACTATTACTCAAAAAGGTATTAATGTTGTCTTGAAAAAAATTGGTGTTGATAAAGATAACTGGATTCCTGAACTTGATATTCCAGGTTATAAAAAAGGTACTAAGTCACATCCAGGTGGTCCATTCTTAGCTGGTGACGGTGGAGAAGAGGAAATAATTAAATTCTCAGATGGACGTATGGCTCTTAGTCCTAACAAACCTACTCTGTATTATGGTGGCAAAGGAACTGAAGTCTTAAATGGAAAGCAAACTAAACAGTTCTTTTCATCCATTGCCGCATATAAGAATGGAACAAATAAACTTGCTAGTGGAGCTAAAAAAGCTAAAGAATGGGTACAAGATACAGCTGGCAAAGCTGTTGATAAAGGTAAAAAGGCAGCTAGTGCAGCGAAAAATAAAGTATCTGATGTCATTGGTGATGTGTGGTCGTATGCATCTGATCCAGGCAAACTCATGAAGAAAGTCTTTGGTGCTCTAAACCTTAAAATGCCCGATGTTGGTGGATTTATGGGACAGCTTGCTAAGTCAGGTGTTTCCAAAATCAAAGACGGTGCCGTAGGTTTTGTGAAATCTAAAATGGACGAGTTTATGTCCTTTATGGGTGATGGTGGCTCTTACAGTGGTATTGGTGGTTATTATTTAAGTTCTCCATTTAGGTTGACGACTAATTTTACGCCTGGAGGCAATCCCAACGATAGAATTCACAAAGGCGGTGTCCATAAAGGAATTGACCTTGCAGCACCACTGGGTACAGCAATTAAATCCTTAACAAGTGGTATCGTTAAACAAGTTCTAGTTGGCAATAAAACAGCTGGTAACGGGGTTCGTATTCAATCAGGTTCAGACTTACTATCTTATATTCATATGATGAGTGCACCATTTGTAAAATTAGGGCAGAAGGTCAAGGAAGGGCAAGTTATTGGACGTGTCGGAAGTACTGGATTCTCAACTGGACCTCATCTTGATTTGAAGATTAAGCGTAATGGATCTTACATTAACCCACTAACTTATTTACAAGGAAAAGCTGGCGGTGGCGGCAGTGTATCCGGTGGTAACTATGTCGGGAAATATGCTTCTATTATTCGTTCAGCAGCTGCTCGTTTCGGTGTAAGTCCTGCGTTAGTAGCAGGTATCATCAAACAAGAATCAAAATTCAATCCAAATGCCCGTTCACCTGTAGGGGCAACTGGTTTAATGCAACTTATGCCTGCAACTTCACGTTCTATGGGTGTTAAAAACCCACGTGATCCTCAACAAAACATTATGGGTGGAACGAAATACATTTCACAAATGTTGCGGATGTTTGGTGGTAATACAAAACTAGGTTTAGCAGCTTACAATGCGGGTCCTGGTAACGTCAAGAAGTACGATGGTGTTCCCCCGTTTAAAGAAACACAGAACTATGTACGGATAGTTATGGCGAATGCTAGAGCTTTTGGTGCACAATTCAAAGGTTACTTTAAGGGCGGAATCGTTAAAATGAAGCAGCTTGCTTGGCTTGCAGAAAAAGGCACAGAGGCTGTTATCCCTTTAGAAAATCAACGTGATCGAGCATTACAATTATTCAAATCTGTCGGGGAACATTTCGGATTTGATATGGATGCACTTATGAATCCACAGTTGCAAATGGCTGGAGCTAGTAGCTTCTCTAATGTTCAAAGTGCTATGACAAGCATGTCTAATAAAGTCTCTCCTGAAGGCTTAAAACTTCATGGTAACTCAGGTCAAGTAATTGAAGTAGTTGTTCATAACCATACGGAACTTGATGGTAAAGAGCTTGCGAAGGGAAGTTATAAATATACTACTGAATATCAAGAACGAGAAAAGCGTAGTAAAACTAGCTTCCAAAAAGAGAGGGGGTAAAGCATGGATTCGAATTTTACATTTAGAAATCAGAGACGAAGTTACTTAACAGTCTTGCGGGGCAGGAAACGCCCTGCATGGGCTCCTGCGAAGCGAAATCTTCTCGCGGTGCCAAATAGACCAGGGGCCTATCATAAAAGCACAGACATTGATGTAAGACCACTTGAAGTGCCGGTTCGTATTAAAGCTGAAAGTATTGCTGATTTGCAGAAGGTTAAAGAGGATTTAGCTGACTGGCTCATCACAGAGTCAGTCGAAGAGCTAATTTTTGATGATGAACCAGATCGCTCCTATTTTGCAATGATAGATGGAGAACTTGATTTAGATGAGCTTGTGAACAGAGGGAAAGGTACACTTAATTTTATCTGTCCAGATCCTTATAAATATGGACTAACGAAAGTTCAAAGGTCTAATTCAGGTACAGTCACAGCTCGTAATGAAGGTAGTGTTGAGGCGCTGCCTACCTTTGAAATTGAAGTGGATGGAGACTATACGAACATTGATATTTCAAATGGAGACTTGATGAATCGAATTGGACGAGTTGTAAATATTGAAGATTATGCTGTCAATCGTGAAGAAATAGCCCTTAGTGATTCTCTTTCAACTATAACCGGTTGGGCGAAGACTGAGGGCTCTGTTCATATCGATGGATTAGCTACAGGAACTATGAAATCAGATGGGTCTCGTTTTTTAGCTGAGGATTTCGGAACAGTAGTGGATGCTTGGCATGGTCCTTATTATAAAAAGTCAATTGGTCAAACGTTAACTGATTTTCGAATCGAAACCATCGTAGAGCTCGTAAATACAGGGGAAGACAAATTTGGGAAGGTTGAATTTTATCTATTGGATGAAAGCAACCTTCCTGTTTGTATGATGACAATAAAAGATGTTGACTCTTCTGGTAAACGTATTTACGCAACTTTACGTACTGGTGGAGGAGATCAAGGTTTTAAGGATTTAATTAGTACTCATGGAGACAAGGAAGCGACTTTTTGGAACTTTTACGGCATGCTGAGAATTGAACGCACACGTAATCGTTGGACCGCATATGTAACAGTTATTAACAGAGATACAGGCAAGCACGTAGCACGCTCCTTTGTAGAATATTATGATACTGAGCAACAATTTACACGAAATCCAGCTCAAGTGGGTGTCTATATGGCTCAATATGGGACGAGAAAAGTAGCCTCTTTAAGAGCATATGACGTGAAAGTGTGGAAGCTTAATCTTTTAACAGAAAATCAGATTCCTTATATCGTGAGTGCTGGAGACGTTGTTACGTTTGATCATAAAAATCAAGTTATTTTAATTAACGGTGAACCTCGGATGGATATAAAAGCCTTTAGTGGGGAGTTTTTTAAACTGAATAGAGGTATTAATACAATCTCTACAAGTCCACCTTTACCGACAAAAGCAACGTGGAGGGAACGATATAAATGATTCATTTATTAGATTATAAAACAGATAATATTGTTGCTTTCCTAGACAATCAATTAGAGGATGCAGTCCACTTGCGAAACATGGACTTAGAAGAAACCTTTCGTTTTGAGTGGCCTGTGAACGATGAAAAAGCAAAGTATATCGTAGGACGTAATCGCGTAGTTGTTCCTGATGATAAGACAGGCTATCGCGAGTTTATTATAAATGAATTAGACAAAGGTGCTGACAGCATAATCGCGTATTGTTCAGCATCTTTTTTAGATTTAAAAAAGCAAAAAATTATCTCTCCTACCACTCTTACAGGTCAAACTGTAAACACTGCGGCAAACTGGGTTTTAAGCGGAACTGAGTGGGAATTAGGGGTCACTGACTATTCAGGTATACGCCAAATTACTTTTGAATATATGAACGCCTATGACGCTATTCTGCAAGTGAAAGAAACGTTTGGCTGCGAAATCTCGTTTCGAATTGAAATTGACGGAAATAAAATTGTGAAACGATATGTAGACCTTGTAACTCGACTCGGTAAGTTCAACGGAAAGGAGGTTACGTTTGGAAAAGATTTATCTGGTATTCGTCGCAAGGTAAACTATGACAACTTGGTTACGTCTCTAATTTGTATCGGTCCTGAAAAAGAAGATGGAACAAGATTGACAGTAACGGTGGAAAATGAAGCTGCTAGACAACGATGGTGTCGTAATAATGGAAAGCATTTAG